TTTTGGTTTTGTTAATAAACCAAACTCATCATATCCAATACCCTCTAAAGCAGCCATAATTGGATTTGAAGTATCTATGGACTCAATGTACGAACAATTTTCATACCATCCAAATTCTTGTGGTAAAGAACAGCCTAGAAGGTGTACTCTATCATCTTTCTTGATAGTACCGTTATAAAACATTTGTTTAACAGCTGAAATACGGCCCATCATTTTTGCGTTGTCTATGTGAATACCGTGGAATTTATCCATGTACCAATCCGCTCCGTACGAGAATGCGATTTTTTTATATCCCATGTTTTTCAACGCAAGATAACATTCTTCTGCGTCTTTAAAACTTCTACTTTGTACCACTGCTACTGGAGTAGTGTTTTTAGGATATGAAAGTTTAATCCATTCTTCTGCATTTTTAAGAGTAGCATCAATATCCATCCAAACATCAGGTACAATAAATTCATCAGGCTCAAGCTCATTTACCCAAAACATTAAACGTTCGTGGTCATATGCTTCTCCTAGCTCATGTAACGAGTTGTCCATGATAATGTAACCACCTGATTTTTTAAAATCATAGAAATGTTTTCTATATACATTATCTTGATCTAGTAGGTGAGGTAAACAATACTGGTAGTCGTTAAACTCAAGGGATGCTTTTAGTAAACATCTGGGTACTTCATGTGAAACTTTGATCATATATTTTTCTTTTTACGTCCGCGTCTGTTTGGGTTTGATACTTTTGAATATCTAACTCCCATATAATAATAAAATTCTCCTAAATTGCCAACAAATCTAAACATTTCTGCCTCAATTTGTTCTTTGGTTGCAGTAAAGTTTTTTTCAAATTCCTTATATATTCTGCTTAGTTTATCGTTTTCTTCTTTTTCAAAGTCATCAAGCAATCTTTTTCTTTTAGCGCGTAATATAGCACTTTTTTCCCCAAATTTTTCATTGTTACCACCACACTTTTGAGCCAGTTCATTTAACTCGTGTTCAACAAGTTCAGCTTGCAATTTGTAGTGTGGGTAGTCAAAATCACCATTTAAGATTTTATCAATCAAAGGTGCTTTGTTTGGTAAGGGTTGAACAGGATTGTCGTACATTCTCCACCATCTAAATTGGTTGTACTTTAGCTTGCGAAGCTTGGAGAGTTTTTCTTGGATGTACGGCTTTGGGAATGTCGGAGAGTAAATCATAACTTTTATTTGATATAAATGTACGAACCCTATTTTAAGAAGCCAAGCTTAGTATGTTTTTGTTTGATCATCTTCTCCAATTTTAAATTTTAAAGTATTAATTATACTTTGCATTTTATTTTTTCTCCAACCTGAAAAAGATTGGGTTTGGATAGTATTTTCAAGTTCTGAAATTTCTTGTTTAGCAGCTTGAATTTCGCTTTCATCCACTATCCCATCTTTATTTAAATCCAATGGATCGTACTGTTGTTCTTCTACTTTAGGTGTTTCTATAGGGTTTATTCTAGAAAATGCAAAATTAGCTGCTATCACTAAAGAAATTGCTAGTGGATCAAACACAAATATGATAACCAAAAGTAGTACATTTATAATTTTATCCATTGCTGTACCCGTTAAGCCTGAAAGATATTTGAGTGGACCTAATTCTCCTGCTAGTTCACTTCCGGTTTTAATGTCTACAATTTGGGTTTCGTATTCAAATAGTTGAGTATTTAGTTCATCAACTTTAAGGTTAACATCTGTTTGTCTAGTAATTGCTTGGTCTAACTGTTTTTCTAGAGCATTACGTGTAGCGGAAGAAGTAGAGGTAATCATGTTACCATCTTTATCTTTGTATTGTATAATGTTGTTAGCTAGTCCTGTTCGTAGATCCGCGATAGCTTTATTGATATTTTCTTTTTCGAGGGTGTATACTACTAATCCGTAAATACCCATAGAGGTAATCAAGATTAGTATTACTGTAGCTACCATTAGATAAGCACGTAATGCTTTGTTTATTACGTTCCAATATTGGTATAGTAAAGAAGCAATTACTAGTTTGGCAATTTCCAAAGAGCTAGCCATGATTATTACCTCAAATGAAGCTCCTGCAAATAGTTTACTTAATCCACTTATAGAGTAAAAAGCAGCAGAAGCACTAACAGATAGCGCAGAAAATGCTATAATAAACGGGAATATACTTTGTTTTAGATCTTTTAACATATTAATAAATATAAAAAAAGGTTGGATAAAATCCAACCTTATTTCTCTGAGGACCTGTCCCCTTTGTGTTTATCTATTTTATCCAGTATTTTATTTAATTCATCTATTTTTACAAATCCTGCCATTGATGCATTCTTTAGAGCACTTATCAGCTGGAATATGATGAGGGGGGTTATTATAGTTTCACTTAACCAAAATATTCCACTAAAATTAGCTTCAATTCCTAGTATTACAGTTAAAAATATAATCCAAAATATTAGATTTTTTAATATTTTAACTGCTTTGTAGGTTTTGAACCCCTCTCTTTTTATTCCTGCTATTACCCCAAAAAACCCATCAGCAAATATTAAAGCGGTAATAGCTAAATATTGTTCAGCGTTCTGCATTGTAAGTTCCATAAAATATGAACATACAAAACCTATGGTTACACTAACAGAAGATAAAATTAAACTTAAGCTGGATTTCATTCTAAAATATTATTTTAGATAGCCGTAGTACTTAAGTGTTTTTTCTTCTCTGTCTGCTAATCCGTGAGTTCCACCGTTGATTCTTTTGGTAAGAGCTAAGATTGTGTCTTTGTTTACACCTTTATCGCAGATGTCCCATAGTTTATTTCTGTCAAAGAAGAAAATTGCAGATTCGAAAGCATACTCAGTTGCTACTAAATCTGGGTTAGTCATGATTTCTGGTTTTTTCAAGTACTCAGAGAATACTTTGTAGTTGTCTTTACCAGTCAATTGTAAAGCACCTCTACCTCTAAACTTGAATCCCTCACCTGATGCTTCATCACCATTTCCCATTCTATTTCCATAAACTAGGTTAGCAATTTTTTCAGGCTTGCGCTCATAAAGTAATGCTTTTTCTGTAGTTGGGAAATACTTCTTAAAAGTAGTAGTTAAACCTGAAGCACCGTAGTTTAAGTTTTCAGCAAATGCTTTGAAGTTTCCACTTTCGTGAGCGGTTTGAGCAAAGAAATGTGCTGCTCTTTCTGGTGTCATCTTGTAGTATGCCATAGCTGCTTTTAAGGTACCAGGGCCAAAAGCACCATCTGCAGCAACTCCGATTTTAGCTTGCAATGATTTTAAGCTCATAGTTCTTCTTCTTTTTTGTCTTTAGTAAAAATTTTAGTTACTCCATCAATACCAAAAGAACCCAATGTAATAATTACAAATGAGTTAAAGATGATATCGGTAATCTCTAACGGCATACCTAATATACCTGTTACGATATCTGCAGCAGCAAATACGGCCATTACTGCAAATGATCCGAAACCCACAATGTTCTTTTCGTTGTAGGAATTGTTGTCTTTAAAAATGTCCTTGAAAGCCATCCGTTTATTTTTTTAAGTAGTTAAACATGGCACAACATATTTGAATAAAACGTTTTTTTATCTATTATAAATATTAAAATTGAAATCTAGAACCAAATTACCTGTTAATAGTATATGTGAATGGGGCATGTCCATTGTTTTAGTACTAAAGTTATATGTAACTAAGTTTGAGGCTAAAGCCGCTAATGGAGCTATAGATAATCGAGTAAAATTAAAGGGTTTAGTATAAAAAAATACAGTATTAAAAGATCCAGATAATTCACGTTTTAATGGACTTAATTCTACAGACATCATATTGTTTCCAAAATTAAACCCAAATACAGATCCATCTCTACCTGGGAATACTTTGCTGTGGCCTATTGAAAGTAAATATGTTGAATACATTTTAGCTGCGCTTATAGAAGTAGAGCTAATCATGTCTATTTCACCCTTTACCATATGGGTTTTTGAATAGTTTCCAGTAACTAGAAATTGTCTCATATTAGACCAGATCATACTATTTACCCCATAGGATTTGTCTCCAAGCAAGGAAGATTTGCTCATACCCACAGATAGAGCAGTAGCCCATTTACCATCTAAACCTTGTATTGATGCTACGTTTGCAACTACTATAGGTGGGGTTGTTGTTTTTTTCTTGTCGTCTTTTTTTTCTTCTTTCTTTTTCTCACCATCTGAAGATTCTTCATTGTCTGAGGATTCAGATTCAGATTCGCTACTGCTTTCTTCGGAACTACTACTTTCTTCTGATTTGCTACTTTCCTCTGATCCACCAGATTTTTCTTCTGTGCCGCCTCCACTTTTTTCTGTTTCTCCCCCACTTTTTTCTTGAGAGGAAGAACTTGAAGAACTAGAGGAGCTACTTGAGCTAGAACTAGATGAAGATGAACTACTTGAGGATGTTGAACCACCACTTGGGGGTGGAGGTGTATTATTAGTTGGGGGTGGTGGTGGTGCAACAGGGGGAGGAGTAGGAATATTAGTAGCTATTGAAGTAGCAGTAGAAGCTGCTTGTTGAGCGGTTTGTTGTGCCACTACTGTAGTAGTTTGAGCTGCAGAACATGGGCTTAAATTTCTCCACCAAGTATATGTTTCTTCTAGCCAGGCACGTAATACCCCGCTTGTGAAGTCATTTGCAGTAAATATACGTGATTTATTATAAAATATTACTACTGTTTGCCCGTTTGATGGTACAGAAAATGCAAAGGTTTCCCCAGTACATCTATCGGTATATGTTTGGGTAATGATGGGGGATTGAGCCAGAGCTACATTCCCCCACATTAGTAATATAAACAGAAGTTTTTTCATTATTTAGTGATCAAACACACCTTTTTGCATCATTCTTTTTACAACT